GTTGCCAGCATGACGACGTAGGTCTGCGCAACCTGTGCGATTGCCGCATCGCGCTCTCTGGCCTGACGCCCGATCTCTGACGCGCTGTAGGCGGCGAGTGCTGTGACTTCGGTTGCAGTCGCCTTGGTTGCTTGGCCCCGCGTGAACGGCGCCATGACTGAGCCACGAGAAAAGTCGCTTTCGACCTGTTGCTCATAGACCTCAAGTTCAGGAGGCGTCGGGCTGTGCGGCACAGGCGCAATCATCGAGCGCAGGTCTTGGCCGGGTGAAAGCTCGACTTCGATGAACTCCCCGTCCTGTCCCTGCGCGATCTTCGCCATACTCTCAGGGTCAAGAAGGCCCGCTGCCACCATCCACTGACGCGCTGCTTTGCGGATGCCGTTGGCCTGAAAGGTACGAATGGTATTGATCTCTACAATCTGGTCGTAAACACGACGCAGCGCAGAGTATCCACGCAGCGGCTCGTCCGGTTCCCGGCTCATGTAGATGGGAATGATGGGAACAACCGGCTTGCCCGATGCAGTCTGGAAGGGGATGCCGTCGAACTTTTCTTGCTCAAGCTCTTCGTCATCCTCAACAACACCAACATCGAGAGCTACACCGTCATACAAGAACTTTTCGCCGTTCTTAAAGTCTGGGCTCCAGACATACATCTTTTCTTTTACGAGGTCATAGAACTCTACCACCATGATGAAATCAGCTACCGGCTCGCCAATGCTGTCCTCATCACGGCGGTAAGCTGGAGTGTCATCTTCATCTTGCCGGTCGATGTAGCGCGCAAAGGTCCGCTTGCTGTACTGCTTATTGCCGTACTTGCGCTTAGCCTCTGCAACAGGCAGATAATAGCGGTGTCCGATGAACCGCTGAGTGTTCCAAGAAGATGCGGCATCATCGACAATGACATCCCACGGCCCGACCGGCGTCATGTCTACGCGGCGCAGAACATCGGCTGTGTCATTGGCACACAGCTTCATCGCGGCAAATGGGTAGATGAGCGACAACCGCAGCGCGTCCTCGATCTCGCGCCGTGTGTTGAGAAGCCAGTAGTTTGCTACCTCTTCGGTCAACTCGGGGCTGCCCTTGCCCCGCAGGTCTGGCTTCACCACTACCGATGGGTCGCGCACAAAGAGGGACGCTACATAGCTTTCGATAAGCTCATAAGCGCGTGATGTTTCAATCAAGAGATTATCATCGTATGTAAAGCTGCGCTGCCAGTACCGCATCAAGTAGGCGTTGCGAAGTCTGCGCATTTCGGGACGGCGCTCGTCCCAGTAGCGATTGTGGGCTTCGTAGATTGTGCGGGCTGTTTTGGGCGTAATCATTGAGCGCGGCTCCAAGGAAGGGCGTTGCGGCGGATGCGGTCTACTCTGCGACGCTTGATGAAATCATCTATATGCCCTCGTTGAGCTTCCCGCTGCTGTGATTTTGGAGCGGAGCGCACACAGCGATAAGCGAGAGCCAACGCCATAGCAAGGTCATCATGCAGGCCGGATGGTGCTTCTGGTGTAACCTTGCGGACCTCAAGAGACTTGAGTTCTTGAAGCGTGGACTGATCCAGCGTGAAGATGATGCCTGCTTTGATGTGCTCTCGCAGTACCTCATACGCTTCGAGCTTTGACTTGACTGTAGTAACCCACGGTTTGCCGTCGTTATCGGACCACACCTTTTTATAGTGTAAAGCATGAAGCTCTCGAAGGACTACATGCCCGTGATTGTTTGACTCGCAAAGAACGAGGGCATTGTTGTATCGCTGCGCAACAGTGACTACCCGCGCTGCCCAGTCTACCGGCGATGCCATGTTGTTGCGCTCAATGTAGACCGGCTGAAGTGTCCCGAGTGCGACGACGACAAGTGCGCTGTAGTCCCCGCCAGTACCGCCCGCTACGTCTACGCCCATGACGTAGTGTTCGTTTTCATCGGGCTCTTCGAACTCACGCTTTGCGGTATCGAACCAGACGCTCTCTATGGCGTCCAAGTCTGCGGGGTCAAAGTAAGTGCTCTCTCTGGAGAGGAAGGCGTCGTCAAGGCAGGCTGGGTATTCTCGCCGAAACTTTGTAAGTCCGAGGGTAGCGATCTGCTGTCGTCTCCACCACAACTGGGCGTCGTCCAAGTTGTAGCGTGCAGAAAGGTCATCCTCTTCCTCCGTGCGCTCGAAGTCCGCTGGGATGTTTTCATCGCGGTACGGCTCATGCTCAAACCACCAGTAAGTAAAGACTTTCCAGCCGTTTTCTGGAGCGCCCTCAATCAGCCTGTGGAACGCATCGCCCGGCGCATTGACCGTGCTCTCGATGACCAGAGGCCCGTCGCCTACGGTCGAGAGAGACTGCGCCAGTACCTCATCGGGGTCTACATAAAACGCGAACTCAGAGAGGTGCGCCCCGGTAAATTCGAAAGAGCGGGTGCCGCCTTTGCCGCCAGTTGGGAAAGACGAGAAGCCCGCGCGAGTGTCATCGAAGATGGTGTCCTCTGCTGTGTCCGCAAAGAACTTTCTGTGTAAAAGGCGAGGCAGATCGCTTAGCCATTTGCGGTCCATACGCCGCAGGTTTTTTGCGGAGCGATCATGGAAGCTCAACACCGCAAAGTTGATGGGGTCTTTGGATGTGTAGGCTTTGTGGAACTGCCACGCTCTGACTGCGGTACTGATGCCGACCTGTCTTGCCTTGATAACAATGACGCGATTGTGATTGTCCATAATGTCCCACAGTTTTTTCTGTGCAGCATTAGGGACAAACGGCTCGAACTTTTGCTTCTGTTTATTCTTGATCTGCAACATCCGCACAAATGCCAGCCGGTCGCTAAGCAGTTTGCCAAGCGAGGCGTGCAAGTGTTGAGGGACTGTAGATGGAATAAACATTAGCGATTAAAGTTTCCCTTGATGAGATTGGCAAGCTCTTCTTCATCAGGAGAAGATGCCACCATATTTGTTTTGGTACTCGCTTCTTTGAGTATCCACTGCGCCAGCGCCGTAGCGACCCGATCACCTTTGCCTTCTTTTAGTGTGATGCGGATTTGCTCAATAGCATCTGGCACAAGGTCCGAGATCCGCTGCTGAATGTCAGCCTCAGTCAGCGGTGCGTCGGGCTGGTTTGCTTTGTAGTCAGCGCACCATTGTTTTACACGCTCAAGTTTCCACGCATTGTAAAGCGTGGTGTCGGAGATCAGCCCGGCGTTGACCGCTGCATACGGAGTTTCATCGTAGTTATTGGCGCAAAGCCATTCGACTACTTCTTGCTGCTTCTTTGTCAGCTTGAGCATGTGACCTCCGCTACTGCCTGCAAGTGAGAAAGTGGAAGCTCTACCGTAAGCATCGTGCCATGCACCGGGCACTCACGCCGTCTTACAGAAAGCTCTGGATACCTGCGCGCAAAGTCCTCAAGCCAGCGGTGCTTGATGTTGCCCGGTGATCGCGTGGCTTTGACAGCCATTTCAGCTTGGCATTGTGGGCACTTAAGCATTGAACATCCCGAGCTTATAGGCGAGGTGCGCTGCCAGTCGCGCATCCATCAGCGCGTTGTGCGGCTCAGTAGGATCTCGGCGCAGAGTAGTGAACTCGCGCATCGCGGTATTTAAAGACACTTTATCTTTGCCAAGTTGCTTTGCTGCCTCACGCATGATGTCTGGACCCCAGTAGCCACGCGGGTCGAAGCCAATGCGCCGAAGCATCTCGCTATCGAACGGCTCATTGAAGGCGTAGAGCATGGGCCTGCCGAGCCCATGCCACCACTGACGGAACATCTCAACTGCGCCTTCTGGACTTAGCCCGTCTGCTGCGAGCGCCGACAGAGAAATGCCGTGGATCTTTTCTGCCTCTTTATATTCGACGGTGTTGATTATTGTTGGCAGAACAAAGCATGTAAACTTATCGACAATCTGTCCATCAACAATTGCTACAGCCCCAATAGAAATTGGCGCTGCGTATTTCGAGGATGGAAGGCCCGTGGTTTCGGTGTCGATGACGATGTGCATGTGCTGAATGTAGCACCCGGCGCAGCGTGTGTCGAGTGAAGGGGGTTGAAGGGGGTCTGTAGACCCCTCTTCGCAGACCCCCTTCGCCGAGAATGAGGGTGCGTCACCCCATTCTCAGCGAGCGCACTCCGCGAAAAGGGGGTGAAGGGGGTCTAGCGCGGGAAGCCGGTCCCCCTGTGCGAGCGCACGGCCCCGCGTGTGTAGCTGGACTGAACGGTACTGAACAGATGATCAGAGCCAGGCCACTTTTGTATATACCCCCTTCACCCCCTTCACCCCCTTCAAGGTATCTGAGAGTGTAGTAGGGAAGGGCGCTTTCGCTTGAAGGGGGTCTGAGCCATACCCCCTTCGACCCCCTTCAACCCGCCGCCTGCATCGGGCTTCATCAGCCAATCGTCTTTGCGCTAAGACATCACGCTCTTTACTAATCCGGTAGCGAGGTAAGTGTCTACTCGAAAACGCTGTTGGAAACCTTATTTTCACGAAGTTACATGAACCACCCCCTTTCTTGTTGCGCTCGGATTAGCAGGGTGCTATAGTTAGACAGCAGCCGAGAGCACAACCACTCCGCTCCGCGCTGCTCCGAGGACAACGTGATCACTCTCGACTTCGCTCTCTCTGAAGCCCGCTCCATCACCGGCCTGACCAAGCGCGATGCAGCTACTCTCCAGAAGTATCTCGCTGGTAATTTTGCACTCAATAACAATCAGCCAATTGACAATGACCGCTACGAATTCTTGATGGATACTTTCTTCGACGCTTGGCATGGTCGCATGATCATCTGCGGCGTCAAGCTGTGGGGTCCGAAGCGCCCGCGCAAGCAGAAGGTTTACACTGTAAAGGTGGAGCCGATTTACGTTGCAAAAATGGTTGAGGTCATTGAAGCCCGTCTCGCTTCTGCCACTCCCGCGCAGGCTTCCAACTGGGCCGATGATGAGGTCATCGCCTGTGACGAGTACACCGAGAATGAGACCCCGCCCTGCGCCGATGATTGCGCGGAAGAGTGGGTAGATGATCTCGATCTCGCTGGCTGCGAGGATGACGATGACTGCGTTCTGGCTACCGGCTGGTTCGCTTCATCCCCCTGCCCAGCGCGCGAGCGCATGACCCTTCGGAGCCGCATCGTGCGGGCATCCTCCCTGTTCACCATGTTCCTGTGAGGCACGCGATGATCACCATCGTTCATGTTCTGGAAACCTGCGGCGGGCAAGAAGATGCCCGGTTCTACACGCTGGACGAGGACCGCACCTTCGCCACTCCATCCCTCGCCTTTGACTTCATGGGCGATTGCCTACGCTGCGAGCCCGACCTTCGCTTTCTCGTTCGCTACATCAATCCTCAACTTCACCTGCCTTTTGTTTCGGCAGAAGAGATTGTGAGACTGTACAACGAGACGCACCCGCACTTCGAGGGCAACAGCAGGGGGCACCCCGGCAAGCATGAGGTCATCGTGTGGGCTGCCGGTGAGAGCCCGGTGTTCGCTGACTTCGTAGAGCCCGGCAACTTCGAGCAAGACGCAGAACTCTGCGCAAAGTGGGAGGCGTGATGAACTTCGCAAACGACAAGAGGGACGGCTCAATCTCTGGATTGTCCGAGGAGTTTATGAACATGATCCGCGTATG